CAGGAATTATAAGTTTCTGGGTATTCATTTACGTGGCTCTAACTTTTAAAAAGTAGGTAATGCAATGGCATACAAACCACCCAAACAACAGATCGATAATAACGACGTCAAAAATATTCCTTCCTCCGAAGCTATCTATGAAGCTTTAAAATACAAAATCGATCAACCAACAATTTCAGGAACCGCGGGTCAACTATTGCAGTTAGACGGTTATACAACTGACCCAGACGGAATCCTCAACGAACCCATCACATCTTGGGTTAATCCTCCTTCAGGTGGTGCAAATACCACGCTTTCCAATTTAGTCGCGCCTACGGCTATTAACGAAGATTTAATTTTTAATAAAGCAACAGCTGCAACTATTCAAGGTTCAGATGCGAAAGCCACACAAGCAAATCACAATTTAACTATTAGAGCTGGAGATACAGGAACAGCTGTTTCGGGTGGAAACGTTACAATAAATTCAGGAACAAGTTCTGGAGGTAACGGCGGCTCGATGTATTTTAATACCACCGGCGGAACAAGAACTGCTAGTCGTGGATTTTTCTTTAGTGTACATACCAAAGCTAACAAATTTATTATCACCGACGAAGCCTTAAGATTTGGTGGTACAGTTACCTTTGATGCTTCAAATACATTCGATATTGGGACTACAGGTTTAAGCGCAAATCCTAGAATTATATGGGTTGACACTCGCATAAATTTAAAAAATGGTGCTGCAATATCAGGGGATGAAGAAATTGGTTCTTTTGGTCGAGCGGCTGGACCAATGTTAGTTCGTGGCGGAGACGCTGTTAATGGTACTACGCAGTTACGAGCTGTAAATAAAGCGGGAGATGCTGTAATTCGTGGTGGAGATCACCCCGGTGTAAGTGGTAGTGCTGCTACTCCAGCTGCTGGCGATTTAATTTTAAGAGGCGGCAACAGAACTGCGGGTACTGGTAACGGCGGTAATGTAACAATTTCTGGTGGAACTTCTGTTGGAGGAACCGCAGGATCAATTATAATAAATACTTCTGGTTCAGAAGTAATGCGAATTACTAATGCAGGTGACGTAGGTATCGGAACTGCAACTCCCGGTGAAAAACTGGAAGTAGCAGGCGCAGTACTTGCAACTGAATACCGAGTACCTAACTATCGCTTAGACCCACACACGCATGACGAAGGTACTGAAACAACTGACTTTACAATTAACTGGTCTAATGGAGCAGTCCATACAGTTACACTAAACGCTGCTGGACCATTGGTTATTACAATGAGTAATCCAGTAGATGGCGGAGCATATGCTTTAAGAATTATCCAAGGTGCAACGCCTGGAACGGTTACATGGCCTGCAAACGTAAAATGGCCTGGTGGAACCCCGCCAACGCTTTCAACTAACACTGGCGATATCGATGTTGTTAACTTGCTATACTTTGATGATGGCGGTGGCAATACATTTTATTATGCAACGTCAGCATTAGCATTTGCTTAAGACTTATGAGTTTACTGAGACTAATTACATTTAGGCAGCAGGCAGAAGTTGTTGTTGATGCAGATGCGCAAGCATTCATCACCGCTGCTGGAATTACAGATTCAACACAGCAGTCTGCAATCAATACATTGGTTCTTGATTTAAAGGGTTACGGCATTTGGACAAAAATGAAAGCTATATACCCAATGGTTGGAGGTACTGCTACAACGCATAAATATAACTTAAAAGACCCCAGAGATTTAGATGCGGCATTTAGATTGAGTTTTATTAATAGCTGGACACATTCATCAACTGGTGCAACTCCTACTGGAGGAACCGGATACGCAGATACATTTTTAATAAATGGAAACCATTTAGGACAAGACAGCGCGCACGCTAGTTATTACGTCAGAAATCACGTTAGCGGGCAATATACAGAATTGGGTATTGATAATTCAAATACAGGCGGAAAATTAAATATAGCATACAACTGGAACGGGACTAGTTATCCGGCCTGCCAAGCAAATCAAAATGCCATAGGTGGAGCTTCTGCTACTCCTTCTTATTGGATTATTTCACGAACAGGATCTGCAAACTATGGGTGGTTTAGAAACACAACGAAAACCACGGTAACACAAGCATCAAGCGCACCAAATACGACTACTACAATTAAATTAGGGGGGTACGGGGTAAACTATAATGGTGGTGGCCGAGAATGCGCTTTTGCAACTATTGGTGACGGCTTATCAGACGCCGAAGTAAGTAACTTATATACTGCCGTACAAGCATTTCAAACAACATTGGGCAGACAGGTATAATGTCATTCGTTAAACTACAAGACGGTCGCAGCACATATGCACTAGACAGCATACGTCTGCGTAACCAGCGCGAAGCGACGACAGCTCCACAAGCAAATACCGTCGAGCTGTACATGAAAGAAGGCGTCCTATATCAAGTCGATGAACAGGGACGCGAAAGCAAAGTTAGCATTTTACAAAGTTTACAAGTTATACCATTAGAAGGTATAACACAGGCTGAACGCTTAGCATTGTCAGCAGTTGCTGGCATGATCGTATATGATACGACAAATAGCAAACACTACGGCTATGATGGCACAGCTTGGCAAGCTTTGTATTAATAATGGCAACACATTTTACAAAAAAGTTTAAGCAAGCCTACGAAAAGGTTTTACAGATAGCAGAACTCGAAGGGCCAGAGAGGGGCATGCTGGCCTTTCGGGATGCTATGCTAGAGCTGGGACACGAGGAAAGAGTCCGTAACCTTTACAGGGTTCAAGATAAGCTCACTAAGCAAGCTAAGTTTTTTGTACCTAACGCTCCACAAGAGCAGTACTTAAAAACTAAAGCGAATAGAAACATTATTCTCAAATGCCGTCAAGTTGGCTTTACAACGCTAAACTGTATCAGAGCACTAGATTACGCATTGTGGGAAAGTAACATGAGGACTGGCATTTTATGCCACAAACTGCAAGTTGTTAAAACGATTTTTAATGATATCACAAAGTTCTGTTATAATTGGTTTATCCGCGATTGGGGCCATCTTTACAAACCAGTGGAAAAAAGCGACTCTAATACGGCGCTTAGCTTTGCTAGCGATGGTCTTGGCCGTCCCCTGGAGTCTTCTATTCTTGTTCTACATGACTTCCGTGGTAAAACGATTCATTTCATGCACGTTTCGGAAGCGGCCCGTATCGAAAAAGACCGACTAGTAGGATCGCTAAACGGGGTACCAGATAACGGCGAGATTACTTTAGAGTCAACCGCTGCTGGTAGGTCAGGAGAATTTTACAGGCTATGGCAAAGCTGGAGAGCTAAGGGAGCTGTTGCTCCTTACAAAGGCTGCTTTGTTCCATGGTATAAACACTATCCGGAAAACCCAGAAGATTGGGACATGCCGGAAGATGCAGTACTTACTAATCGAGAGCGAGAGCTACTAGCTAGCTATAAAGGTAAGATCACTGAAGCACATATTTTTTGGCGTCGCTGGTGCATTGAGGGAAAGTGTGGAGGGGATGAAGAACTCTTTGAGAACGAATACCCTACTAATGACCAGGATTGTTTTTTAACCGGCGATGCAAACGTATTCTCAAGCGGCATCTTAAAGATGCAAGATCGCAACACGCGAGATCCGATTTTTGTAGGTCATCTTATCGCCGATGGTAATAAGATGGAAATACATGACGACCCAAAGGGATGCATCGCTATCTGGGAAGAGCCAGACCCTTCGCATACCTATTCGATGGGAGCCGATCCCAGTGGCGGTGTGGGTCAAGATAATGGGGCAGCTTATGTTAAAGATAATAAGACGAATAAACTTGTTGCTCGCATTTGGGGTGACCTTGCTCCTGCTGATTTTGCTAGAGAACTATACAAGCTTGGTAAATTTTATAACAACGCTTGGGCATGTGTTGAAGCCAATAATCATGGGCATGTAGTTCTTCACGTTTTAAAAGAAATGGGCTACCGCAATCTGTACAAGCGATCGACGGTAGACGAAATGACTAACAAGCCGACTAAAAAAGTAGGCTTTGTTACCACGAACCAGACAAAGATTATGATTACCGAGAAGTTCAAGACAGCTGCTAAAGAAGGTAAGCTGATAATTCTAGATAAAGAACTAGTCTCGGAAATGTCAACTTTTGTACAAATCTCAGGTAAGAGCGGCGGTACGGTAAAACGACAAGCGACTGCAGATGCACACGATGACTTAGTGATGGCAGCTGCTTTAACTGAGGAAATGTCATCAGCCAGAGACTGGGATAGCGACGAGCAAGGTTCCTATGAACCAAGTGAGTATGTTATTGACCCAGAAACCGGCTTTATAATAGGGTAACACATGCATAATCCATTTGACAGGGAAGAAACCGACGTAAAAGAGCGGGATAAAGACCTTCATGCTATTCGTGTTGTTCGTGCTTTCATGAAAAAGAGCGACGAATATCGCGAACCTCACGTTGAGATTGCAAGAAAATCACGTGAAATCTATGAAAACTGGTCGCCTGCTAGCCGTTCTATCGTCCAACGTGCCAACCTTAAACTACCTTTCGGGTTTACTATCATTGAAACCCAAACTCCACAGATTATTGACATCTTTTTCCGTGGCGGATCAGTCATATCTTTCAAAGGACAAGACGCTGATGACGCCGTATTCGAAGATCCTATCACCGACTTCCACATTCACCAATTCGAAGAGATGGGCTTTCAATCAAAGACCGCTGCTTTTATCAAAGCAATGCTATTAGACGGTACTGCATTTGCTAAAGTTCCATACCGCTACAAAGAAATTGAGACTATGCGTAGAGTTACTGAAGTAGACCCAGCTACGGGCGCTTCGGTTCAAATCAAAGTACCTAAAGTTGAAGTACTTTACGATGGTCCAGACCTCGAACTTATTCCTATCTATGACTTCTTTCCAGACTGGACAGTTAAAAAGCCCGGCGATGTCGCCGCCATGCGCGCATGCGTACAGCGCACGTTTAAAACTGTTGCATCTCTACGAAATAACCCACTTTATAAAAACGTCGATGAAATCGAGTACAGCGTTGCTACTAAAGGCGCTGATGCTTGGAGCCGTCCTTACTATTCTGATGCTTACAAAGATGAATTCGATAAGCTAAACGATAATGAGGAGGGGGTTAAAGAAGAAGGTCCAGTAGAAGTATGGGAATACTGGGGACTATTCGATCCTAAAGGCGATGGCAAATTTGAAGAGTACATTATTGTAGTTGCTAACGGTGACGTGGTGCTACGGTGTGAACAAAACTTCTACGATTACAAGTTTAAACCGTTTGTAGCCTGCCCCAACTATCTACGTGAATCAGAATTCTACGGCATCCCAGAACTTATGGCCGTCAGATCGCTTATTAAAGAAGCTAACACGCTGCGTAACGCACGGCTCGACAATATTAACTTATCTGTTAACCCCATGTGGATTGCAGACCGCGCTGCAGGGATCAATACCAAGAGCCTATTCTCACGCCCTAACGGCGTTATCTGGACTAATGATGTCAACGCGATTAGACCCCTCCCTCCACTAGACCCTTCAATCGGATCTCGTGAGGAGATGGCGTTCATCCAGAACGACATCCAAAACGCTACCGCCATGGTAAATGCTGCACCTGTAGCAAGTAACCTTGGTAAGCAGTTTGGTCGATCAGCAACCGGCGTTAACTTTATCCAAAGCTTTGCTAGCTCAAGAATTAGCTTAAAAGCTAGAATGCTAGCAGAAATGTATTTTAAACAGGTAGCTAAATTGATGCTACTGACTAACCGACAATTCGTAACTGAAGAAAAGTGGGTACGCGTGCTAGACCCCAACACGCCTAACCCATTTGTACAGCTACCACCTGACGCATTTTTCAGGGCCTTCGACTTCCACGTTGAGACGACGTTGGAAAACGGAGGCCCAGAGGGGCAGTTTCAAAAGATACAAACCGTATCACAAATCTTGCAGGCTGTAGAAAACAGCCAGCCTGGGACTATTAAGAGTGAAGTAGTACTAGAAGCTCTCTTGAGGCCTTTACTAGGCCGACAAGTTAAACGCTTTGTAAATACACCAGAAGAACGACAACAAATGCAAATGCAACAAATGGCAGCACAGCAGGCTATTAATGCTCAGCAAGGGCAAGCTGCTCCACAGCCTAATGCTGGACAGCCTGACCTCGGAGTTAATCCGACCATGGATGCACTTGCAGCTTTAGGTCTAGGAAGATAATATGTTATACGAAAACGAAGATATCAAATTGTGGAATCCTGAAACCGGCGAGCTATCAGGCAAAGACGAAATCATTGATAGCGAAGTCACTAGGGTAATCGAAGAAGCTCACGCAGTAGCTGCTATGAAAAGAAGCAGCGGATGGGAGATTATTGAGAATCTTCTTAAAGACACATGCACAGATTTAAAAGAGAAACTCGCTTACGAAAGCGATCTCGAAAAATTTAGACGCCTCCAAGAAGCCGTCAAAGCTTACCAAAATGTCCTAACCTTTGTCGATTATAAGATCGCCGAAGGGAAGGCGTTGGAAGAACAACAAAAACAGTCCCCTGATGAGGGCTAAACTGTAGGAGGATAACATGACAGACGAGAAAATCGCGCAGCCACAAGCGACCTCGCAAGAAAGCCAGGCTGAAGCTTCAATTCAGCCGCAGACCCCTGAGATCTCTACTCAAGGACAATCTGACGCAGTGGAAGAGGCAAACTCAATACCTGAGAAATTCGTTGGAAAGTCTCCAATGGAGATTATCCAGGCCTATCGCGAACTTGAAAAAGAGCGTGGAAGGCTAGCATCAGAGTTGGGTTCTACTCGAAAAGAGAGGGAGTCGTTAGAGGAACAGTATCGATCGCTTGAGCGGGAACGAATCGCTCAATCGCAGATGCCTACACAG